CCCCTGTGCTGTACATTACACCTGTGGCATTACTCGGTTTACTAATAGTTAATGAATATGTGGCAACAGTTGACGCATTGGTAATAATTAACCCACTGTCAAATGTAATAGGATCATCTTGATTATAAATTTGATTTGTTAAGGTGTTAGTGTTAACTTCATCAGATATAAATCTTATTTTCATTGCCTGTTGAGCACTATTTGGCTCACCTGATGTAACATTGAGAACATTATAGGTTAAGGCAAAATCATTAGCAAAGCCTTCTCCTGGAGTTAAAGTAATATTGCCAAGTCGACTATTGACCTGTGTTCTAGTACCAGCAATAGTTAAAACATTTGCTGTATAGGTACTAGTTCCGCCAACCCCTGTACTTGACAATACGCCAGCGGCATTGTTACTTTTACTAATGGCTACACTATATGATGAACTTATTGTATCAGTAATTAATAATCCGCAGTTAAATGTTATAGGGGTGTCTTCATCATAGTCTTGATCGAGAAGGATTCCGGTATTAATTTCTGCGGTAGCGGCTAGAATAGCATTGTTATTCCAACTAATAGTTGATCCTCCAACAGATATATTAGCCTTATATGTTAAATTTCCATTTCTATCTGGACCCATAAACACTAATGGATTTTTTTGTGTGTTCCATTTTGTTATGGTGTCTATTCCACTAACTCGGTATATACCAGTACTGGGGTTTGTATAGGTTAAACTTAAATCTTGTGTCGGCCAAGTTACAGTAGCACCCGAATACATAGACACATTTACAGTATAAATTATATTAAGAGATATAGCTGAATCAATGGTAAACGGAACAACCAAATTATGACTAGTATCTTCTGTACTATAAACAGTTGAAGTTAAGTTTGAGGTATTAGCTGGAGTCGTTGTAATACTAGGTGGTCTTTCATCACCAGTGACAATACTTACATTACTGTAGACATTTAATTGTTCTAAACTATGCATCTTTAATCTCCGAAGGTGGAATACCTGCGCCATAACGGGTATTGGTCATGTAATCCCATAAACAATCACCTGGCATAGTCATATTATTTTGAATAGCAAATGAGATGTTAGGCAATGCTGTAACATTCTTTGTTTTATTATAGGTTACTTCTACTATGGCAAATACTAGACTGTTCATAGTATGATTACTTGTCCAGCCTGGCATGTAGGTATTAGCATTACTGGTTGCACCAGCAGTATAATTGTCTAATATTGCCGGACTACTACTGCCATTCTTGTATAGATAAACTTTAATTAATCCGTCGATACTCTTATCCACATTGCCATCTGCGTCTATCATATAACTAGCAGTAATACCATCTGCTCGGAACACAATTCGATTGCCATTAGCATAGACATCTTCAAATAGGAATTCACTGGCTAAGCCATCTGACATCTTTGTGCCAGTAACTTCACATATGGTTAAGCAGTAGGTCATCTTCTGATTGTCAGCACTCATGCGAGCGTCTGTGACTATGCCCGATAGCATAGCACCACCATAGACTATAGGCACACGATTCTCTGTAGCCGGACTAAGTGTTATTTTATTGCCGGTTTCTACCTGTGCTGTTTGTGTTTGTGAAGCAGTGGTATTAGAACTTTTGTTAATTGATTTAGTAACCTGGTTAAGTGCTAGACCAGTTAATAAAGTACTAACTAGAGTACCACCAATACCTGATCCTGTGACTGAGTTCCACAAGCCTTTGCCTACATCTACAATACTGTCTAGAAATCCGCTCATCTATTAATCCTTATTTTGGTGCGCCAAAGTTAAAGCTACTACCTGCTAATGTGGGTACACGATCCATAGCTAAATCATTTGGAAAGAATGTCTTCTCATCCATGGGATTTGTTCTACGCCCTGCTCGTTTCTCTGACATTAGGTCAATTAATGTACTACATTGAAAGCTAATAGTACAGGTGCCTACACGAGTAGATGAATCAGGCCATCCTTCTACAACATTATAGTTATTTACTATTCCTTTAAACTTGACTATCGGCGTGTTGATAGCCGCATAGTTATTACCACGGAAATATTGTCTGCGAACTTCTACTCGACTGCCTTTAATCGATTCATCTAAGACCATACTAACATTAGTTAATGGCACACCTGATATGGTAATGGTAATCTCTTCTGGATTAGTTCTAATACCAAATGTGTTGTCTGTGACACCTACAAGTGTACCTAAGTTTGTGTAACTATGTGAAGTGCCATCACTTTCTGTAACTGTATAGGGTTCAAAATGTGTGCTATATCGTAAAACCTCATAGTTAGGTATGTCCATGCGCACAAATAATGCGGCATAGATACTTGAGTAACTGCTTAGGTCCTGTATAGCCATTATACTACCTCATAAAATTCAAATGCGCTATCCCAGCTCACTTGGTTAATATTGCCTGAGCCAAATAATGTCCAATTAGGAAACACTGTACAGATAACATTGCCTGTATCATATACTGTACCATCTAATCGTACTGTTACATTGCTAGAAGTATGTTGACCTAATGTTTCAGCGGCAGTAATGTTAGCCGATATCTGATTGTAAGGAATACCATCTGGTAATTTTACTGTGTATCGTTTAACTGCTCCGCCGAGATTAGTAGCACGAACAGTATTGTTACGAGTAATAGTCTGTAATACTACTGGTCTACTGTTTACACTAATTGTTTCTGCCTTATCGAATATCCATTGGAATGACATATCTTATCTCCTTGTTCCGGGCATTGATTTAGCTCCCTGCATTACCACAGCATGAATGAAGCCTGGATCTTGTGCCACTAATTGTTTAAAACTCATTGCGTCGGTAGCTGTAATGTTGTATGTGACATTAGTAACTCCGCCACCCGCCATAGGTGTTACTGTAGCTGGACCTGATATTAACTCTGGACCAGCTTCCCCGGCGATGCCCCAACGACCAGCACCTAAGTTACCACCATTGGCAAAGAAGCCACCAAATAAATCACCTATGCCTGAGAACACTGAAGTAATACCTGACCCAATGCCACCTAATAGATCACCGAATACATTACTAGAACTACTCTGAGTTGGCATGAAAGGAGGAGTTGCTCCAGCACTTGAGCCACCACCAAATAGACTGCCTACACTGCCTAATAGATTACCTATGATATTGCCACCACCGCCAGTAAATGAATTCATTGTGCCTGACATGTTGCCCATCATCTGAGCAAACACCTGTTGTATCTGACTGCGCAATAGTTCTTCTAACATCATCGATATAAATGATTTCCATTCAAACTTACCAGTCTTGGCAAAGTTTACAATCATATCTTCCATACCTTTAGTGGCTTTGGCAAATATATTTTGTGCTTGTTGTGCGGCATTAGTAGCATTTTGTACATAATCATTAAATGCACGCTTCCAACCAGTATTCCAACTACGGCTTGCTTCAAAGTTTGCCTTAGTTTGATCTTTAAGTCGATTCATACCCACTGAGGCAGCTTCAACATATTTTGCTCGTTCAGCTTCACTCATTACACCTAAACCAGCAAGTCGACGACGCTCATTCTCAGCGGCAATTGCCGCATTGGCACTGTTACGAGCTGAGATTTCTATTTCTTTATATTTTCTATCTATTTCAGGCAATGTCATCATTGCCATTTCATCTTGTAAGCGAAGTAATTCATCAGTAGCACGAGTTGTTTCACTTACACTAAATGCTTTTAAGTTCTCTGCGGCAATTTGTTTTTGTGCGGCATCATAACTTTCTGCGGCAAGTTTTTGTACTGCTGGTATTTGTTTTTCATATTCAGCAGTGACTCTCTTGATAGCTTCTTCAACTAATGGTAACTCTGCCTTGGCCACTGCGGCCGCTTCTTTTTGTGCGGCAGTAGCCGATCCAGTACCTTCAGTTACTGTTCTTTGTAATTCAGCTTGCCTTGCGGTTAATTCAGCTAGACTACTGATTCGACGATTTTCAACATCGGCAGTGGCTTCTTTGATTGTACGCTCTCTTTCTGACAAGCCTACAAGTGATTTTGTTAATTCAAATGCTCGTAACTGTTCTTGATTATTAAGTTTTAATGAGTCAAGTTTGCCGGCAATGGCAGATCTTTCACTGGCTACACCTGCATTAATTTTATCTTGTAATTTTTGTTCTTCTTCAACACGCTGAGCATTTAATAATTTTTGTTTGTTGGCTATTTCAACCTGCTGGGCAATTTTCTCCTCTGCGGCTTTCTTAGCGGCCGCAGCACTGTCAGCTGTGGCCTTATCTTGCTTAGATGAAATGCCTAATAGTTCTAATAGACCAGTAACAGCACCCTTAGCTGTGTCCCATATATAACTTAAAGCAACACCTAATGCGGCTACACCTGGGATACTTTTAAGTGCCCAACTACCAAATTCTTTTAATAGATTTCCAATAACTCTAAAGCCGCCTGCTAAACTAGTTAATTTTAAATTTTCTAATATAGCACCAAAATTTCTAAAGCCATTTGTGACTGTTGTTGCAACACTACCAACTGCTGTCGCAGCAGTTTTTAGTTCACCAAAAATAGCACCTACTGCTCTTGCGGCCTTACCAACTACAGTAAATGTAGCAATTACCATACCAATTTTAACTGCTATGCTGATAAAGTTTCGTATTGATTCACCACTTTCACTAAGGGCAACAACCATGTCACTGATTGGTTTTAATACTTTAAGTAATTCTTGTTGTAAGGTGGCTATGGCTCCATTAAAGCTGTCATTGGCCGCACCTGCTGAATCTACAGCTTCGGCACTGGAGCCTGCGATACGAACATATTCACTTAGTCCGCGATTAACACCAGCAAAGTCCACACTGGCCATTTTCTTACCTAGTAAGTCTTGAGCCAGGGCAGTTGCTGTCGCACCTCGACCCATACCAGCTAGACCACTAATAGTCTTTGTAAATATTTCTTTATCTGTTAAGGTAGCGATATCATTTAGACTAATGCCTAAGGATTCGAAACTTTTAATTACATCTTTGTTGCCACCTAAGGCTGATTGAATTTGTTGTGCAAATTTACCAAATGATGCCTGTGCTGATTCTAATTCACCACCATTGGCTTTGATAGCCTGACTAAAGCCCAAGACAAATTGTGTGCCCATGCCACTGGCTAGACCAATTTCACTGATGCTGTCGGCTACTTGATAAGCACTTCTCACAAATGAAGCAAGTGCTAGCCCGGCAAATAGATTCCTAAACTTCTCAAAGCTGTCACTGGTAGTCTTAATCGTGCCTTTTAATTTTTCAAGTCCGGCCACTGCAGGTTGAGTATTGACACCAACGGTATAATCTAAATCTCTAGCCATATTATTTCCTTATAATCTTTGTTAATTGTGTCCGTATAAACTTATCAGTAGGCTCAGACATACCTTTAGGACTTTGTTTACTCCAGCCATTATCAAGTCTAGTGGCATAAGCATATTTGGCTTCAATGGTATTACCAACTAATTTAGTTCTGCGTCGAGCATTACCGCTATTTACTGGGGTATTAGCAAGAAAAACATCATAGGCCTGCTTAGGTAACTTATTAAGTTGCTGTTGAATCTTAGCTAAACTAGGTGTCATTTTATCAATAGCCATATTATCTCCTTGTCTGAGCAACCATTGCCAGTAATTCTTCTTCAGTCAAGCCATGATTAGCGTCTGTTTTTCCTGAGGCTTTTGCCTGTTGTCGATTACGATAACCCTGCGCAAGATCAGCAATTACAATATCTAGACTGTTGCCATCTCGAAGTAAAGTACTGGGAAGTACTCCATATCTTTCAGCAACAAAGTCTAGAGTTAACATTATTTGGAATCTTCTGTCTTGTTCGTTGTAGAGGGTGCCGCTATTGACTTTCCCAATGTTTCTACCACCACATTAATGGCTTTCATCAATATGTTATTTGGTAATACTACATCATCGTGAATAACTGGCTTACCTTCTTCATCTAATACTAATTCTTTTACAATTTCAGTTAAGGCACCAAAGTTTGTATAGTCGATTGTGGCTAATTTTACAAAGGTGTCCATTGATTGACGATCCCATATGTAAAACTCAAGTGGTTCGCCATATGCGGCTCTAACTTCTTCGTCGTCGATTACTACTGATAATAATTGTGGTTTTGCTGCTAAAGTTGAAAGTTTCATTTCTGTTAATCCTTTTTTCTATTAATCATTGTGTTAAGTGCCATTACGGCAAATTGAATTCGGCCTGTGGCCTTATTGATATCTCGCTGTGCGCATTTCATCTCATTTGATGCTTTGGCTGTTTCAGCAAGCAAGCTCTCTAATAGCTCTTGATCTGTTTTTTCGTCGAATATATCTGACATCTGTTAGTCTCCTTACAATGTTATTTATACATACAAAAACAGGAGCCTGAGCTCCTGTTGTTTGTTTTATTGCTGATTAAGCTGCTGCTGAAACAGTGTATGGACCATCAACAGTTAATGTTAATGGAGTTACCCAAACTGGGCTATCCGCACTTACTGTTGGAGCAAGACCTGTTACATAAGCTTCACCGGACAATGTACGGCCGCCACCACCAGTTGCAATGTTACCCATATTAATTGTAAAATTAATAAGTGTTTTAGCATCGCTTAGACCGATGATACCTAGATTTGAAGCACTGCCAACATTTCCTGAACCTGTTCCAAAGAATG